AGACCTGGCTGAGTAGCAGCATCTACTACCGCCTGAGCCACTGCCTCTGCTGTAGTTGCTTGAGCAACTACTACCTCCTGAGTATCAACGGCTGCTTGAGCAGTTGCCAATACCGCTGTTTTATCTTCAACTACAACAGTGGCTGCCGCAATGGTTGGAGCAGACGCTGTAAGAGTCTCGGCGGTAGTCATAGCAGTGCTAGCAGTATTGACAGCAGTCTGAGCCTCGGAAACAGCAGTCTGAGCCGCTGTAATTGCTTGAGTTGTTTGTGTTGTTGGAGTTATTGTCTCTGCTGTTGCTACAACAGTTTGAAGAGTTGACGCAACTGACTCTGTTGCTGCTGCTGAAACCACAATCTGGGCTTTAGCAACTTCAACTACTGCTTCTTTGACCTCTGTTTGAGCGGTTATGGTGTTTGCTATTGCAGTTGTCTCGGTAGAGGTAGCAGTTGCGTTTGCTGTATTAGCCTCTGACTGAGCAGTTGATTGAGTGGTTTGAAGAGTGGTAAGAGTTGTTTGTTCTGTAGCAAGAGTTGTTTGAGCAGCAGTATTTGTTGTTTGAAGAGTGGTAAGAGTTGTTTGTTCTGTAGCAAGAGTTGTTTGAGCAGCAGTATTTGTTGTTTGAAGAGTGGTAAGAGTTGTTTGTTCTGTAGCAAGAGTATTAGATGCTGCTTGAGCAGCGGCAGTTAGTGCTGGGTCTGAGGTTGTTTTTGTAACAGAAATATTATCAATTATATAATAATCAGAATCTTTTGTAATAGTGACTGTTTGAATGTTTGAACCTGTGACAGTCTCGGTTGATGTATGACTTGTTGTGCTTCCACTTGTTGCGTTGACATTGTTTTCCATAACAGTGACAGTTGCTGTACCGTTTTGGTTTGTTGTAGTGATATTTGTGTCACCATTTTTAGCATATACACCCATAGAAACTTCAGTAACAGTTCCAGTATTTGATGGGTTTACATTGATAACCACATCGTTGGCTGGATTAATAATTGTAAGACCAGGGCCACTTGTCTGAGGGGTGTTCCAGTTCCCACCTATAGAAACACCTGTTGAACTTGTAGATGAGGTAACTGTAGTTTCGCCAGTAGTTACAGTAACTACTGTAGTTGTATTATTAGAAAAAGTTTCTGTAACTGTAACACTTGAATTTGCATTTGCTGCCGCAGCATTTGCCGCATTAGCCGCTGTCTGTGCTTCTGTTACTACTGCTGTTTGTGTTGCTACAGCATTAGCCGCTGTATTGGCTGCTGTCTGTGCTTCTGTTACTACTGCTGTTTGGGTCGTAACTGCGGTGGTTGCTTGGGCCAGAGTTTGATTGGCAGTTTCCGCACTTGTAGCCGCCGTTTGGGCTGTTTCAACTGATGTTGCTGCTTGTTGCGTAGCACTATTGGCTTGTTGTATTTCTGTAGTTGCTGTCTGAACTGCCTGAGTTGTTTGTGTTGTTGGTGAAGATATTGATGATGCTACCTCCGCTATTTGGTCTACTTTTGTTTCTAAACTTGTTACAGTAGATTCTGCTGTTGCTACAGCAGTTGCCGCTTCGGATGTTGATTCTGGCGCTGAATCTCCTGAAGAAGCCTGTGGACCACCTCCCGACGACGCACTGGACCCTGAAGAGTTATTTGTTCCAGTACCACCTCCGTTAGAGGGCGGGGCTTCATCAGCAGTAGCAGATGATAGAGTAAGTATCCCATAAACAAAAGATACTAATGGAATAGATAAAAGATAAACAATTACTTTTTTACGAGTAATTCCTGAATATAATTTCGCACGCCGGAGCAAGGGGGCAACTCCCACCATAGAGCATTAAACAGACAAATGTCTGTTCTTCCAGTTAATATTTTATAAGATTAAAAAAATATATTTATAATGCTTTACGCAGAAATGCTTTTCTTACAGTAGAAGCGTACCACTTCTCTCCACCCAATACTGTTGGAATAGCCTCAGAATTAAGGCTATCAGCAATCATTTTATAGGATAAACCAAGATTTCTTTCACGTTCTATTCTTTCAACAACTGTTTCACTAATTAGTGGTAAAGGCCCTAAATCAACGCCCCAAACTTTGCCATTGTTACGTCTGTCTTGGTGAATGTCTTTAGAACGAAGTGAAATCATTCCGCGCTCCATCTCTGCCATAGCAGACATAATTGTTACAACAAATCTTCCTTGATATGTAGCAGTATCAAGACCTAAATCCAGCAAAGCCAAGCGCCATCCATTTTTATGAGAGCGGTCAACTATGTCTAAGAAGTCTCTAGTTGAACGAGCAAGTCGGTCAAGACGAGTCACAAAAAGCGCCTGAGCCTTGCCATTATCTAAATCTTCGAGGGCTTGCTTGAGAATAGGACGACCTTGAATAGATTTTCCAGAGCGTCCTTCTTCTCTCAGCATTTCAACTGTATAACCCTGCGACTCTGCTGCGTAGCGAAGTTGTTTTTCTTGAGCATCAAGGCTTATGCCATCTTCTACCTGCATTTGAGTAGAAACACGAGCATAACAAAAAGCAAGACCCTCACTCATTATGTTTTCCTAAAATTGCTTTGTGAAGATGTTTATTTGGACAAGTAGTAACTAAAGGGTCGTATTTGTTTCCACAATCGCCACACTCCCAAATCATTTCGTGAACAGCATCGTGGTATCCATTTTTATATCCTTGGTCATACTGGTCTATAAAATGTTCTTTCATTTTTCCCACTAAGGAGCCACCCTTCCGTTTTTTACAAACGCAGCGTGGGTTAGTGGCATCAACTTTTCAAAGACCTTTTCATACTTTTCGGCAACCATCTCAATCTCGCGTTGGGGGAATGATGGAAAGCGCTGACCTTCAACATTGCGACGAAGGCTCAGAAAGTTCATAAGAGAACGAGCATTGATAGTTACATAGGCAGATGAATAAATTGTTACTGGAAGCACTCCACGAGCAACTTCTCTAGCAACTCCATGACGAACCATTTCGTCATACGCCATGTAAGCCTCGCTACAAGACCTGCGATAGTTGACCATAGTTATGGCAGATTGCTCGGCACTTCCATCTTCAAATGTGTAAGCGCCAGGTTTGCCAATCTGAAGAAGTTTTCTATCTCTGTTGGGAACATAGAACTCTGGATTCAGAATTCTGTATCTTCCAGATTCTTCGTTGTAGGAAGCAATTCTGTGGCGCATATGTTCACGCCAAACAAAGATGGGGGCTTTGACATAAAAGGTGAAGACAGAATGCTCAAATGGTGAGCCATGCCTGTCTCTCATCAAAAAGCCAATAAGACCGCTGAGTTTCTTTTCGTCAGTTTCTGGGTAGCCAAGCGAACGCTCGCCTTGAGTTGAGACTCTGGCAGCAAAAGCAACATCTTGGTCAGATGCGCTGTGTTTGACTAATTCAACTGTGACGTCAGAACTAAATTTGACGTCCAAGGACTACTCCTTATCGTCTTTGACAACTCTGAAGTTTTTAGCCTTTGCTAGGTCTTTGATAGCGCTGTCGTAAACATTGTTGAGTGGACTTTTCTTTTTTCCAGGCTTTTTGACAAAAATTGAAACAATAGCCTTAGCAAAAGCCACAGCCAACAAAATACCGAACATTCCAACAATAAGAACCAAACTCCAACCAACAATGGCTAAAGCAAGTTCTCCAGCAATTCCAAACGGTTCTTTCCAGTCCATGCGTATTTCTCCTTCTGTTTGAGCGTGTATGCCTATACAATTATACACACTTAGACCTAAGTATGTACAAAATATAAGCCTATGTCAAGCCCAATACTAATGTTCATATTGGACGATTTATTGGACGATTTACACTTCTCTATTCAATTAGATAGGGAAGTGTCATTCTTCTTGCGTATATCTATGATAGGCACCAGTAGAACTATTTAAGATATATCCGTGCTCTACTCCCAACTCTCTTCCTTTAGTGCAGTTTTCGCAGTACAAATTGAAAAGAATCTTGCCAGAACGATATGCCTGATGAAACTCAAAACTGCCTGTACTTGTTCTTACATTACATGAGTGACACACTGGCATCATTCCTTTACCTTCGCCTGAATGTGTTTTGACGTGACTAAATAAACTTAACATTACTTGTGCTCCTTTAGGTGTCGGGTCAAAGTAGAATGCGCAAATATCCCAGAACGCACTTCTAACTCTTTCTTGCACTCAGGGCAGATAACTACCCGATTTGCTACTGCTGTCTTTGGCACTTTCTTCTCCTTCATCTCTTGTATTGGTTATCTAGAAATTCTTGTGTAATTACTTTTAGGGGCTGGGATGTCAGATGCCAGCCACCACAGATAGAACAGTAGTAGGCGTGGTTCTCCCAAACATTCCTTCCCTTTCCTCGGCTTTTGCCTTTGTTGAGAATTCTGTATTTGACAAGCATGACTTCGGCTGCTGCCTCGTCTACATAGCGTTTCTTGCTTCGGCATATCTGCTCAGGGGTTCTAGGTCTGCGCCTAGGCTTTGGTCGGGTCATGGGGGGGAAATGTAGCCCTATACAATGGAAAGTGCAAATCTTTGCGCTCTCATTACGTTAACGGAAGAGGGGGAACGAGGAAGGAGTGTGTGTTTTGTGTATTTGCTGGGCTGACTCCCTCCCAGGGCTAAAGACTAAGCCTTCTCCAGGGCAACCTCGCGCTTAGAGCGGTTGATTCCTTTCTTTACTTTTTCTTTTAGGATAGTTCTAAACTGACCTAAACCATCAAAGCAAGTAACTGCTTCTCCTTGAACATAAAGAAATGTCCACATTCCGCGCTCGCCCTTTACTTTGAACTTTGAACCGCTCTTGAGAGTTTTGACTCCCTTTATCTCAAGTACAGCGCTGACGTCAGATGGAATAGTTCCTTTAGGAAAATATCTTTCTAAAGCAAACTTTTCTTTTGTCATTTTTCCTCCCTGAAGTGATTCTATCACTATACAATAGAAAGTGCAAATCTTTGCGCTCTCGTTCCGTTAGGAGTATCATTTGAGTATGAAGCGACATAGGGATTTTGGTGGGGTAGTGGATGATGTGGTTTATTTTGATGATGGGGCTGTGAGGCTTTTTGAGCCCTCGTACAGACAGGCTGGCGAACTGGATGCCCTGAAGAAGGAGTTAGAGTCTTATTTGGCTCCTACACGCATTGAATACGCAACTGTATCAACTATAGTAAACGAAAAGTTTGCTATAGGTTACGGAAATACAGTTGTAGGCGAACTGACAATTATGGACAGAGGAACCGTCGGAATCTGGCGTGACCCAAAGTTAATTGGACGGAGCATAGGCTCTAGAGCCCTGAAGTTGTTGGTAGATAACTACAAAGTTTATTCGCAGTATCGCGCCTACATACTTCCTACAAACGCAGATAGCAAGAAGATGGTTGAGAAGGTGGGCTTTGTCAACCAAGGAATTAGCACTGAACGTTTTTATGTGGGTGGCGAATGGGTAGAGCACGAAGAGTACATCTATACAATAAGAAAATGACAATGCTAAAAAGAGAAAAAAATCCAATTACTGTTTATTGGTCTCCATTTTTTGAAGATAGCCCTACTTTGCTTGAGCCAGACTGGAATATGTTGTATCAAAACCCTGAATTAGTACATTTAGACTTAATAAACAATAAAGAAAAAACATCTAAAAATAAATCTTCTTTTAACTGTCCAGCAGTAAATGATAGACATTCTTCATCTTATGTATTTAAGAACAACTCAAGAACCACTTTTAGTTATGATTTTAGTGATTTATCTAATCCAATAGTTGAGTCTTTAGAAGGAATACATTCTACATACTATAAACAGCCTAATATAGTTGGTAGTGGATATGTAAGAGTTTCTCTAAAGTGGGTGTTTTTTTGTGAAGAATCAGTAGTAGCAATTACAAATCATCCATATGCCCACAAACCAACAGAATACTCTGTAAATTGTTTATTTCCCTCTGGAAGATATGACATAAGTAAGTGGATTAGACCAGTCTCTATGGAAGTTCAAACTTGGAATGAAAAAGGAAAAATAACTATAAATGAAGGAGACCCTCTTTTTTACTTAGAATTGATAACTAATAGACCAGTAATTATGAAAAGATTTAATGTAAACAAAGCATTGTATAGATATATAATTGCTTGTTCTCAAGCAGCAAGTAGTTATGGACCAAACAAACCTCTTGCAGAAAGATACTACAGATTTATTTCTACAAGTACAGACAAACTTGTTCTTAGAGAAATAAAGAAAAATCTAATACAATAGAAAATTTATTTTTTCGCGCTCTCGTTCCGTTATAGAAAGAGGAAGCAGATGACGACGGTAATAGGGATTCAAAGGGTGGATGGGTGTGTGTTGGTGGCGGACAGCCGTACAACTGGGGAGTCTGGCAGACCGTACTCGCACATTCTTGTAAACAAGATAACCATGCGTGATGAGTTTCTTATTGGTGGTGCTGGTGACCCGCAAGCCTGTGACATTGTTCAGCACATTTGGGAAATTCCAGAGTTTGTTGAAGATGAAGATGCTTATAGATTTATGGTGACTAAAGTTGCGCCAAGCATTCGTACTTGTCTTAAGGACAATGGATACGAAAAAGACAAACAAGACAAAGACTCAGGGTTTGTTTTTCTTCTTGCTTTTAGAGGAATTATTTACGAACTAGATGAGACATTTACTGTTTCTATGACGGATAGTGGAATTTATGGAATTGGTAGCGGAAGCAAATACGCAATTGGAGCGCTACAAGCAGGGGCAGAATGGCCTCTTGCGATGGAAATAGCAGAGAACAATGACATCTACACCTCTGCTCCATTTCGCCTTTTTCAACAAGACAAAATTTAAGAGGCTCGCTTTTTTGCTCTGTAAGTTCTCATATACAAAGCCTTCTTTTCTTTAGGTATGTTTCGTTTGTTTTCTCTGTTTGATATCTTGCGACAGATGTAGCAAATTGGGTATCCATCTTTGTAAATAGTGTTTTCTGGCGTTCTTGGGTGCCCGTTTTTACAGTAAGGCTTGAGGCTTGGTCTTCCAACAATAGTTTCAATACTTGTGTTCTGTCCCCGCTCTATTGCCATTTGGTTGTTTTCGTAAGGAGTGCCCAACTGAAGATGAGCAGGGTTTACGCATTGTTTGTTATCGCAGATGTGCATGACGTGAAGTTTGCTACTAGGCATCTCGTAATCATTATAAACTATGGACCAAGATATTCTGTGAGCAAGCATTGGTTTTCTTTTTTTATAAGCAAAGACGCCATACCCATTTGAGTTATGAGCAGCAATCCAAAACCAGCAGTCATCCTCTTCTTCGTCTACTAATACCTTCTCCCAAAACCTCCGAGAGCGTTCTTCCGTCCATTTTAGCCTCACCCAAGTTTTCCCCTGTTTTCTTCCCACCTATCAATATCAACAGGAAAATCAAAATCCTCTGTCCAATCATCTATCTCTACGGAAAAAGTATTTTTGAACTCGTGTACTAATCTTTTGTGTAAATGCCAACCGCCAGTTCTAAAGGCTATGCTAGATTCAATAATTTCTAAAATTCTTGCTTTGAGCATTTCGTTAGACGAACCTTTGAAAGCAATTCCAAATATCTCGCGCCAAGGTTTTCCAGTAAGGTTTGAAGCCTTGCTTCTAATGAAAAAAGTAAACTCTCCCTCGTCTTTCATAATTGTCTCTACTGCTTCATCTGTGAAGTAGACATCTCCAAAGACTAAAACTGTACGCTCTTCAGACCAAATATCTCGTGATGACCAAAACTTAGCCATATCTTTCCATTTAGGATGATAAGGCGGAATATAGCAACGAGCGCCATCTACTTCGTAAGACTTGTCACTACCAACAACTACAACATCACTAGAGTATTTTAGGAACTGCCTGACAGTTCTTTCAATGAGAACTTCACCTTCAATGACAAGTTTATGTTTCTGAACACCCCTGTAGTTTTCCCAGCGCGAGCCCTCCCCCGCCGCGAGAATAAGGACTCTTGATTTGATGTCTTTAGAATCCACGCTTTGAACACTCCAAGTCAAGTTCTGAGACTGACTTACCCTTTGAAAAGTTTGCTGCTTCATCCTTTGAGAAGCCTTCTTTCAAAAACTGATGAATGCCTAAACGCTTTATTCTTTTCTTTAGGACTGCATTTTCTTTATTTTCTTCTGCGACCATAGCATAATATAAATAACAATACAAAGCCTCTGCCTCTTCTTGGTCAGGACAAAAAAGGCTTATCTTATGAATTAAGTCAAGGATTTCTATTTTTATATCTTTAGAAACAGCGTTATAAATAATTATAAAGTTAGAGTAGAAAAGGTCAGTGCTGTTTTTGTTGTAATGAGTTCTTATCTTTTCAAACATCTCTGTATCAGAGGGCCATAAAGCCCAGCCATAAAAATCTGTTCTTACAGCGTACTTATCAAACCTACCTGCATCAAAACCTATCTCGCCAGCAAAGATAGTGTGAGTGTTTCTATAGTGTCTGCTTTTTTCCATTGAAAGGGCCACTTGATAACTATACAATGAGAAATGCGTTTTTCCGCGCTCTCGTTCCGTTATAGGCGGAGGAAGAACCGAGTTTAGGAGATGGGGTTGTTGGGGAAATTGGTGGGGTCGTCGGTAAGGAGGGAGTCGTAGGTGCTTGGGGGAACGATTTGCGCCGCTTTCTCGTGAGCCTTGAGATGGTCGAGCATTTCTACAGTTGACTCCGCTAAATAACTTGGCTCCAAGTCGTCACCGAAATAGCAAGCAGCGCATATAAGTAAGTCTTTTTGACCAATGCTGGTGTAGTAAACATAAACATCTGAATTGTCCCAGCCAAATCTTGCATAACTCATAGGTATAGTTTACAGCGTATGATGGGCTTATGACCGACAACAAAGAGTTTTTTGAAGAAGACGAAGAGTCTGTCTCTATGTATTTTGAAGATGAAGAAGATTTTGAAAACTTTTTGATTGATATGTGCATTATTGAAGAAGCAGGATTTGATGATGATGGAGAAGTTTTATATCAATACAACTTTGCCAAACTCAAGGAGTTGTTGCCAGAACTTTACGAAGAGATTATGGCTGGTCTAAACGAAAGAATGATTGGACTGTTCAATGAGGGGCTGGTGTCAGTTGAGTATGACGAGAATCTAGTTGCTCATTTTGTTGCAACTCCAGAAGGATTAGAGTACTTTCACAAAATGTATAATCAAGAACAAGATGAGTGACCAAACTCCCAACCCTCACAAAGAGGCTCGGTTGTATCTTTTGGGTGCCAATTTTTTATATCTGACTTGGGCACAGTTAGCCAATCCATCAACTCGTGTGCACACTTATGACATAGATGGTGATAAAGAGGATAATTAACTTTATCTTTGTTGCTGTATGTAATGTCGTCTACAAACTCAGCGTAGCCACCCTCTAAACGAATGCGAAGGCTATAATCAAAACCGCCAGTAGGGTTTTTTACGAGAGTTGTTTTACATTTAGAGCATTTCAATTTACGTTTTTTTCTCACTAGTCATATAATACCAAAAAAATAAAAATAAAGCAAACTACTAAATATCAACCTTATAACAGAAAAGGCCCCCCGAAGGGAGCCTTATCTGCGACGGATGGATGTCAAGACTGCAAAGTAAACCTATTCTTTTCAAGAATTGGTTTGTAGCAAGTGCTTTTAGAGTTATGGTTTTTTAAGTAACCATAACGAGCCATTCTAAATCGCAATGAACCATGCGTAACGCCTAAGCGTTTGGCAAGCCTGTAAAGACTTACACCTTCAGTTTTATGAGCATGATTAATAAGTGCTGTGTACTCCTCTGCTTCCTTACGAAATTTAGGAGAATGCGAACGCACCTGTTGTGCCATCGGCTGAAGTTCCAACAAACGAGACAAAGTCTGCTCTGTTGGTTCAGCATAAACTTTTGGCTCTTTCACTAGTTTTAGTGGTGGAGTCGGTACTGGAAAATTCATTGACGAAGAAAGAGTACTTGCTGAACCAGAATTTTCGTAAATGCCATTAACAATTTGACGAATTCGTTCACGAGTCATTCCACCAACTGCGTCAGCAATTGCTTGCAAACTCCAATGGCTATCTCTCAATTTTCTGATGTATGCGTTGCGCATCTGAGTGTCTGAGCCGATTTTTGCAAAGGCATCAACAACTTCTTGTGGCAACTTATGATTTATTTTTACATAAGTGCTTGTCACTATGTATTCCTTTCTTCTCGTCATTTAGTCTTATGGTACACACCCTTTACATTAGGTGCAAATTAAGATACCTTCCTGCTTTTTTAGTTGACATATTGTTTGATTAGACTAATATTCAAAACTTGCCTGTCTTTGCTAAAAGTAATACAAATACCTGATAAAGTAATAGCATGGCGAAAAAGACAAACAACAAACCAGCAGAAGTAAAAGAACAAGATAAACCGCAAATCAATCCTGGCTTAGAAAAAATTAAAGGCAAGAAATTGATGATTGCCACTCCTTGCTATGGCGGATTAGTCAACGAAGGATACGCACAGTCGATGTTTACGCTTCCAAGCGTATGTACTCAATTTGGAGTATCCGTTGGCTACATAACAATTGCTAATGAGAGTCTTGTAACACGAGCAAGAAATGAACTCGTAAATGCTTTTATGAAAAGCGATGCTGACTATATGATGTTTATTGACGCCGATATTAGATTTGACCCTAAAGCAGTTATTCGTATGCTTGCTGCTGATAAAGATGTAGTTGTTGGCGCATACCCGCTCAAGCAACTTGATTGGGAAAAAGTTGTTGCTATGTCTAAAGAAAAACCTCTTACGCCAAAAGAAGCAGCCAAAGAGGCTGCAATGTATGTAATTAATGTGCATAAGCCAGATGCTGCTTTAGTTGGGAAAACTGTAGATGTTCAAATAAAAAACGGACTTCTTGAAGTTTATGATGCTGGAACTGGATTTATGCTTATCAAGCGCCATGTACTTGAGAAAATGATTGAAAAGTATCCAGAGACTAAGTATTACAGTGATAGAGATGTAACTTTGTCTGCTGAAGAAAATACCAGATATGCGCTATTTGACACACAGATAGATGCTGATAGAAGATACCTCAGTGAAGATTACACATTCTGTCGTCGCTGGCAGAAACTAGACGGAAAGATACATCTTGATGTCAACACGGTTTTGGACCATGTCGGAACCCATGTCTTCAGGGGCAGCACGATTGTCAGACCGAAGTAAAAAACTAAAAGAAGATTTAGACAAAGACTCTTTTGGAGCAGCAACTCTTAGAGTTGTTATTAGAGTCGTGCTTGTCTATGTCATTGTTTGGATATTCCAAAGAATGGCTGGAAATCCTTAAGCGTGTCGAAACTAGGTATCTAGACTAGTTTGTTAAACTTCGAGGATGTATAACATTCTCCATGGAGACTGCCTAGACCTTCTTACTACGCTTGAAGAAAAAAGCGTCGATTCAATAATTACAGACCCACCATACGAACTTGGATTTATGGGTAGGTCTTGGGACTCAACTGGTATTGCTTTTAGTCCAGATGTTTGGAAAGCAGCGTTAAGAGTTCTCAAACCTGGCGGATATATTCTTGCTTTTTCTAGCGCTCGCACTTATCACCGAATGGCAGTTGCTATTGAAGATGCTGGTTTTGAAATTCGTGACCAAATTATGTGGGTCTACGGTTCTGGTTTTCCTAAGTCAATGAATATTGCTCTTGCTATGGAAAAGAAAGGTCTTGACTCTTCTCAATGGGAAGGTTGGGGAACTGCTCTTAAACCAGCACACGAACCAATTGTTATGGCAAGAAAACTTTTTGAGGGAACAGTTGTAGATAACGTATTGACTTGGGGAGTTGGAGGCATTAATATAGACGCATCACGAGTTCCTGGTGAACCCGTGCCAATTAATAAACTTGAAGAGTGGTCGGGGTTCGGTCAAAAGATTGAACCAGACTACAAACAAGAAATGAATACAAGTGGACGCTTTCCAGCAAACTTTATTCACGATGGAAGTGATGAAGTTGTTGAATTGTTTCCTCGCGCTAAGGGTGGCGCTTATCCATCAGTCAGGGGTAAGAGTGACATTGGCGCCTTCGCACAAGGAGGAACTCATAAAGACAAACCAAATCAAGCCAGAGTCATGGGAGACGATGGTTCGGCAGCGAGATTCTTTTACTGCGCTAAAGCAAACTCAAAAGACCGAAACGAAGGTCTCGAAAATTATCAAAATGGACAACGAGACTTATTTAGTGGAGACAACGACTCTACTAGAGACAACTCTGTCAATGACGAAGATAAACGAAAAAACACTCATCCAACAGTAAAACCAACGGAGTTAATGCGCTATCTAATAAAGATGGTGACTCCTTCTGGCGGAACTGTGCTTGACCCGTTTGCTGGGTCTGGTTCTACTGGAAAAGCAGCAATGTTAGATGGGTACAAGTTCATTGGCATTGAGATGAATGAAGAGTATGTAGCAATCGCTAAGGCAAGAATTGAACACGCTTTATCAAAAAAGTAGCGTGATGTATGGGGTTGAAGGAAGACTACGACATTGAAAAAATTTCATACGAAACGGCTATGGATATTGTTATTGCCAATCATTATCTTCATAGGAAGTGTCCTGTTTCTCAGGCTTTTGGGTTGGTTGATAAAAGAGATAGACGAGTCGTTGGAGTCGTTACCTACGGAGTAAGTCCTTCTTCTACGCTTCTCAAAGGCATATGTGGACCAGAAGAAATGTATAACGTCTATGAACTAAATAGGCTGTGGGTTGAGGACTCTGTGCCTAAAAACGGAGAAAGTTATCTAGTAGGCAACACTATGAAGTTATTAGATAGAGAAATTATTGTTTCCTTTGCTGACACATCGCAAGGGCACGTTGGTTATATCTATCAAGCCTCTAATTTTATTTACACTGGACTATCTGCCAAATTCAAAGACCCGAAGGTGCGTGGGCGTGAAAATCAACATCACGCAACTTACGCAAACGGATTGACTAATCAGCAAGTCATTGACAAGTTTGGCGCTGATAATGTTTACTTTGTTGAGCGTCCACGCAAGCACAGATACATATTTTTCAACTGTAGCAAGACGCGAAGAAAAGAACTGCTAAAGAAACTTAGATATAAAGTTATTGAATATCCGAAGCGCCAGATGGTATAAGAACAGTATCGGTTTCGTCGTAGATATCTAAAGCGGTATTTATAAATGTATCTTCGTGCTCGTGAAAATGATGACGGCAGAAGTACAAATCTCCATTATTGAAAACAACCATATAAGCAGCACGAGCAACGCATCTGTCGCAGAAATCTTGTGGCTGAATTATGGTTTTAGATGTTTCCATTATCTGCCAACTGTTCGTAGATTTCTTTGCATTGTGGGCAGACTTTGAACTTCTCTGGGTCGCGGGATGGTACCCATACTTTTCCGCAGAGGGCAACCACTGGCCATCCATTTATCAAAGCCTCCGTTAATGTGTCTTTAGGAACATAATGAGAGAACCTGTCGTGGTCACCATTTCCTGTAGAGGTATCTACAATAGTGTCGGTATCAAAAGAGGTAGCGCTCATAGTTAAATTTTAAGACTGAATTGGCCTTAGTGATTTGAAAACATGCTCTTTAGGAATAAAAGCAATATGTGATGAAATGTCTTTTTTACCCCAACTAATAACAAAATCATCTTTATGCTCTACAAGACCTGCTGCAAACTCAACTCCGTAGTGGAAAAAATTGAATCCTTTGGATATAGCAATAATTCTTCCAACATTGTCATAACGAGTAAAATAGTGTACATAGTGACGGATGTAAGTATTAACTGTTCCAAAAGTTTGTGGAACCCAGACAGTATCTGCCTTACCAAACATTCTATGTACAACAGCCAAGTAAGTACCATCGCCAAGATTGTGAAGATTGCTGTTGCCTCTAAGGGCTGATATGTCAGGAGCATCAGTCATATAAGTTGTTAATAGTCCCTTTTTGTATGTTGCATTAGGACCATAAATAAAATCAAAGTTTGGGTTTTCATCGTATGGAATCATCCAGTTTTTTTCTGGGCGCTTAGAATCAATTCCAGGATATTTAACCATATCAAAGGCTTGCATCTTTTTAGTGTCAAGACGACACGTTGCCATACGAGCAACAGGAGTGTGGTCTACTTCCATAGTTACGCAGGTAAAGTGCCAAGAGTCGTCACGCCAGTAAAGTTTTGGGTCTTCTAACCCTCTATCAATTTTTACTTCAAGTTTAGATACATCCACCTTTTTTAGTTCTTTTATTTGAAAGTCTTTATCTAACTCAGAAAAATAAATTTTAGATTTTATAGTTGACGGATTGCCGGTTGTGACTCTGTATTCTCCAGTTGGCATAATCACATAGTTACTAGAGCGAAGCATTATGGCAAAGCCACCTTTTTTGGAGTAACCAATAGATGCGTTAGTCGCAGACCAAGTTTGGTCTTCGGGGTCAGCAAGGCGTCTAATTTGATGAGTTTTGCCATCCAACTCAGTGATAAGCGGAATACGTTCTTTAGACATATATTTCCTTTGGATAACGCTCAATTACAGAACTAACTTTCTTTGCTACTACAAATATGTTGTCGCCCGTATGTTGAATCTTAAATCCAGCCGCTTGTAGTGTTTCAACTGTAGAAATTATTGGGTCTTCAAAAGTATCTTCTGTCCACAATGAGCCATCAAAGCCAGCCGCTTGTAAAACTCTAGAAAGACTATGAACACTGTATTCATAGTTATGTCTGTGGTAGTTTCCAGGAATGTGATACTGCATATAAAAGTAAGGCTCGATGCCAGCAAGCATCTTTGTAAGACCGCGACTACTAACAACATTGGGAGTTGTAACAATAAGCGTCCCGCCGTCTTTCATTACCCTGTTTACTTCAGAGAGCATAAACATAGGGTCTATTTCCATATGCTCAATAACTTCGGAGCAAACTACATAATCAAATGTTGAGTCTGGGGCTGGTAGTTGAGTTTTTTCTAAATCTAAAGAAAAAGTTTGATACGACTTATTGCCTATTTGTTTTTGCCATTCAAGGGGTTTTTCTAAGTCAAAATCTGTAACGGATACTTCTAACTCTGGAGCAAGAATTTCTAAGCATTGTGGGAGAAGTTTGCTGGTTCCCAGTTCTAAAAGTTTTCCTTGAGGGTTCTGGTCTAGCAGTACTTGAATTGTTCTCAGGTAGCGACGCTTATGTACATTATGATATTCGTCAGAGTTGTCAACTAAAGCATCAACATTTTCTTTTATGTGTGGCGCTATGTCTTTATAGGTATCTGAGAACACATATAGGAGTATAGTAGAGATAGTCGAATAGTGTAGATAACTCGCTTAGGTAAGGAAAGAAAATGGATAGTAAAAAAAGAAGTAGTCTTAAGTCAATTACATGGCCAGCAGTTCATATTTTGTTTGTTGGTACTTTGGTTTATCTTTTTGAAAAAGCAATTACTGGAGAAGCCCACTGGGAATACGCTGGTGCTTTTGCTTTAATTTACACTGGTTGTGAAATGGTAGGTTTTTATCTTCATGAAAGAGCCTGGGCTAAGTTTGGTAAAAAAGTAAAGTAAGTACCAGGCCCTAACGAAGTGGATGTAGAAGGAGTAGGTGATGGAGCAGACGTTGTGGTTTCTGTTGGGCTTGGAATTGGGCTTTGCGTTGGATTTTGTGTTGGTGAAGGTGATGCTTTGCTCGGTTGAGAAAAGGGTGTTGGCGCTGGAAATTCTTTAGCGTAGACAGGATAAGGATAGTTTAGTACAAAAACAGTATACAATTTAGGTATGGCAAAAGGTAGAGGCGGAAAGTCTTCAGGCGGAACTGGACCAAATCCTAACCGCAAAAATGGTAAGGCTTGGAAAAAATTTATTAGGGTTTATGACCCTGAAAAAGAACGCTTAGTGCGTATCCCTAATCCTAAAAAGTAGTATTACTCAAGACCTGCTTCGTGCCATTTCTGGCAACGCATCTTGGCTTCTTCGAGTCTGTATCTCACTGAACAAACATCACAAACATATCCAGGAACATCTGGATTATTTTGAATATCTTTAATTCCAGGCTTAGTTATATTTGGCATAAGTAAATAATAACAGGCTATCCGCCAGTTGAATAAAAGCCAGGTCCTTTGAAAGAAATGGCTGGAGTTGAATAAACTCTTTTTAGTGGCAGGTCGCAGAGGGGCGCTGAGCAAGTAGAGACAGTATCTTGGTCATCAGTGCTTCTACTCTGAATAACGCGATGTTCTTTTTCGCAAGTGTATTCATAGGTTGGCATTATTTACCGTATCTCATCCAAATGTACATAATTGCCATACCACTAAACAATCCGTAAATTAGAAAAAGTGCTTCTGGCATTTACTTTTTCTTTGGTTTGGCTTTTGTTTTTGGTGTGGCTTTTGCTAGAGCCTTTTTCTTAGGCTTAGCAGGAGACTTTGCTTTTGGCTTTGCTTTGCGCTCAAACTTAGTTCCCTCTTGAACAATCCCATCGCCATCTCGGTCTACAGCAAATGGGTTGTATCCTTCTTCAATCTTCTTTGCTTTTCGGTCATGCTTGATAGCAATGACGGCAATCAAAAGAGCAAGAGCAAGATAAATGATTATTGCTTCCACGGGTAACTCCCTTCGTTGGGGGTTAGTCTATATCACTAAGCAGATTTACGCTTTGACAACAAGGCAGCAAAGTCTTTATTTTTTGTACCACCGCCGTACTCCCAGGCGTAGCCAGAGGCTATAAGGGAATGGTTGACGGACTGCTCCGCTCCATCAACAAAAAGCCAGCCAAGAACACGACCATATTTTTCAGTAGAGTCTGGTTTCTCTGTGCGAATAACAACAACTTTGGCTGCGTCAAGAATTTCTTTGAGTTTTTTCTTACTTTCAAGTCCGAAGGCTTTTTCTTTTTTATCTAGAGTTCGAGACTCTGGAGTATCAATACCAGCCAAGCGTACACGCTGATAGTAGGAGACATTGAAACCCAAATCAATGTCAACGTCTATGGTGTCGCCGTCTATAACAGCGTGTACCTTCTTGACTCGATATTCATACATTTAATGAGAACCACTTTCGAATTTTACACAGGAATGAGTGTCGCAGTGGCACTCTACTTTTTTCTTTAGTTTTTTATGCTGATAAACCATAAGTAAGTTCCAAGCAAACATAGCAAACATAAGAACCCACATAATCTCCATTTCAGTAATTGGAGAGGAGACCATAGTTGTATGGTCGTGGTTCATTTTCAAAGCACCGCCGCAATGTGGGCACTTCTTTGCTGTGTCTGCTTTCGGCTCTGTTTTTGCTGCTGGTGCTGAAGCACCTGCACCTTTGAATTTAGGACGACCAAATCCAACAATAGAAATTTGTACTTTCTTTGGGTTCTTTTTGAAAGCACGAAGTTTTTTGCAAGCCTCGCCGCCGTTTCTTTGGCTACCTTTCTTGCCATCACCAGTTGTGTTGCCTTCAATACACCAAACAGTTCCATCACCATTATCTTCAATTACGATTCCAACGTGTGAAATTCTGTCGACGCCATCTGCTGGGAAGTCGAAATACGCAATATCACCTGGGTCTGGGTCCGCCAAATCACCATCAATCCATGCGCCTTTATCTTTGAACGCTTTTGCACCTGACGGAGTGTAGACAGTATTAGGAACTTTTACTCCTGCTTCATTAGCACACCACATCACAAAAGAACCGCACCAAGGTTGGAAATTTGCTTTTGTATAAGCACCATACTTAGTTTCGTTATTTTTTGGTCCTTCAATGTAGCCAACTTGTGACTTAGCAATTTGTACTAAGCGAGCAGCACTTCCTTGTGGTTTTGAGTCCGAAGGAGCGGGTACTGGAAAATCACTCATTGTTAGTCCTTATCCCAGTCTGTGTCAACTGGCTTCTCTTCTGGCATTGCGCCATCTGGTTTGTTAGCAAGACGCGCTCTTACTGAGTCTGCCTCTACTTCAGCCTTGAGTTCGTTAATTTCTAACTCGGATTCTAATTTTTTATCTGCCTGTGTGTTTTTGGCATCCATCTCTTTGTTGTCTAGTTGCGCTTTCATAATGTCTTTAGCGCCAGACTGACCAATCAAAAGACCTGCCAAAGTTCCTGTAATGAACGTGGCAACGGAACCAAGAACATTGAAGAACATCTTGTCATTTTCTGACTGTGCGCCAATTGGCTGGGTTACAAACAAAAGCCCGTAAAGAATTCCTACAGCAGTAAGAAAAAGAATGGAACCTAATGTGATTCCCAAAATAAATTTTAGTCGAGCATCTAAGTCTTGTGGTGATAAACGTTCTTTAGCCATTGTTTGTTCCGTCCGTTGTAGTTGTTTCCTTTGGTGGATTTATAATATCTTCGCCAACAATATCCCTAGAGCAAGTTCCAGAAGCCTCGCACTCAGGAGGAGTACATTCTTTAGTTTCCCAGTTTGCCGGGTCTTGACATGGGTAGCGGAAATGTCCGTCGTACCCGCAGCCTGATAGAGCAACCACGCTCAAAAGGCTAATTACAAATAGTTTTTTCTTAAGCACTTACGCTTCCTTCCACCACAGAGTTTCTATTTTATAGGATGGAAAGAGGCGTGAGTTTGATTCTAGAGCGAGCCTTCTTCTTCTAAAACAAAACCAGAGGCTCTGTCATAGAGGCGCCAGTCCGCTGAGACGACATTGAAGCGCTCCTGAAGTGCTTTGAATACTTCATCTTTTACCAGCGACCCACAGGTGTAGAGGTCAAACTGAAGTATTCCTGGGTCGTGCTCATCCCAGATGTGAAATGCGATATGGCTAGTTTCAATCATGACAATGGCGGTAAGGCCCTTGTTTCCTTCAGCATCTACATACTTTGCGTATGGACCCTTGATGACCTTCATTCCAATTCGGTCTACGAGTCTGTCTAGAAACTGAATGGCATCTAATTCATTTTGAATTGGGTTAGATACCTTGGCGTTTATGAGTATGTGCTTGTGCTGTATAGACATGACTCTCCTTCTCTTCTAGAAGTAAAAGTTTACAGCACCAACGGATTGATTAATTTTTAGCGAGGTTTATATGCTTTCCAAGACGCCAACGCCCTTGACGCTGAAGGATTACTCCACGCTCTTCCTCCGAGAGTCCACCCCAGACTCCGTAATACTCTGGAACCTTGAGAGCATGTTCTAGACACTGTTGTTTAACTGGACAGGGAACACAAATCTGTTTTGCCCTAGCAATTTTCTTTTGTTTATCTAGACCACGAAGATGAGATTCAAGAAAAAATATTTCAGCATCATGTTTTCTACATTCACCATCGTTTTGCCATTCCCACAAATCAGCAGTAGGAGAAAGAGTTGCTGGAACTGGAAACTTAGGTGTAGGGCTCTTCACTAATAACTCCTCTAGTAGTTGCCAAGCACCCTACCTAACAAGTCAAAAGTTATTCAAATTATTTGTAGTTTAGACTGTATAGTTGTTTTATCAACTATTTTTGCCTGGAATCCAAAGCGTATCGCCAACTTCTCTGTTAGCCCACCGAGCAAGTACAAACAACAAATCAGACAAACGGTTGAGATATTTTGCTGTTAACGGATTCACGCCAGAGCCAAACTGATGAATTGCTCTCCAAGTTTCACGCTCTGCCCTACGAACAACTGTCCGAGCCACATGGAGTTGAGCGCTGATGTAAGTTCCAGATGGAAGAATAAAAGACTCAAGATTACTGAGTTGTTCGTTGTAAACATCTATCTGGGACTCTAGCCAAACTATCTGCTCTTCTATAACTCTTAGGGGAGGATACTCTGGACTATCAACAACTGGAGTGCAGAGGTCTGCTCCAACATCAAACAAATCATTTTGAATTTGTAAAAGAATGTTGTATATCTCAGGCTCTGTATTTTTACTCATTGCCATAACTACGCCAATATTTGAGTTGGATTCGTCAACGGTTGCAAACGCCTCTAAACGGGGGTCATTCTTAGAAGTGCGAGAGTTGTCTCCAAGTGCTGTAGTTCCGTCGTCGCCTGTCTTTGTGTAAATACGAGTAAGTCTTACCATTAGTGTCCTGTCATTGAGCGCCAAATATCAATTGTTTTATTATTAACTATATGTAGACAAAGTAAAGTTAAGGCTAACTGAACAATTACTTTGTATGAAGAGTTTTGTTTTACATTTTTATCTAATAATTTCATGGAAACTTTAACTCTCCTTTAGGACCAGTCCAAACTAACCCTATTGAATCTCCAGGATTTAAGTATTGTTGGTCTATAGCAAGTTGTCCCCAGCCCCATTCTTTTCTTGGAAATGGTAAAACTTGTTTTTCTTTTATAATAATTGCCCAATAGGCTTCTGCTGGTGGCATAACTTCACAAGTTTCCATAAATTTATCTGGAAGACCATTTAGTCTACAAAGAACACCGTCACCATATTTTTGTGTTCCTTCTGTGGTGTAGCCAGAAGTTTTTAGAAGTTCTAATGCGTTTGTTTCAGCAGATACCTGTATGCACTTTTCTATTTTTGTTTCAGCATCGAGAGAGCCAAAATCAACATACAAGTTGACGCAATCAGCATCAGCCTTACTCAAAAAAGACAACCCAAGAAAAGTTAGACAAATAATTAAAAAAGATGGTATTAGTCTGTTTTTCACTGATTGTCCTTAATAAGTTTCACCTCGCAAGCGTCAGTAGTACAGTATGCCTCACCGATGGCATCAGAAGCAAGTCCCGCATAAATACCTGAAAAATCTATTGGGAAGAGTTTGAGTGTTCCCTCATCTTCATACTCCTTTTCGGTAATCTGAGTGTAAGGCAACTGAGGATAAGTAAAGTTTCCTGAAGGTAAGAACGAAACAGTCTTGAGTTGTCCGTCATACATGTGAAGGACTGTGCCTACATGCTCTGACTCTTTTTCAGGGTCAAATGAGATGGTGACAGAAACAGAGTTGTCAGACCAATAACGTTGAGCAACTGCTGCAAGCGACATCTTTTCAAAAATTGTTACATCACGCTCTGCTCTAAGAGCCTCGGACTTGATTGGGAAGAAAACAACACTGGTTGTGTCGGGTGATTCCACCGCTGCTTCAACTCGGTAGTTAGCCATCTTGAAAAGAGCAAGCATTGGGTCTTGGTTAGAGAAACGAATTGCACGATTGAAATACTTTCCTCCTGGAGTCCAATGAACTCCTGGAGATTCACCAGCAAGAATGCTAACCGTTCCACTAGGTTTTACTGTTGTTGTTTTGATTGATTCACGAACACCAAGCCATTCGGAGTATGTTTTGTCATACGCTTGAATAGTTTTATATCCTGAGTCCATCCATTCACGAAGAGTTGGAAGACCAACACGGTCAGCGAAGTTAGCAACTCCTGACATTGACGTGCCAATGCGACGATTACGCTGCATAATTGCGTTGGTCTCTTCCCAGTGGGTTGGAAGAAGAGTGACAGTCTTTGCGTAAAGATAAGCAAATTTGAGTGTTCGGTTGTAATCTTCAGATGATTCATGTCTGTTGAGATAAGTTTCTACAAGTGTGCAGCACTCAAAAGATTCAAGTGATTGTTCTGCGCAAGGGTTATAACCTGATACACGCCAGTCTTTATTGTTTTCTGGGTCAGCAAGACGACCATACTTACGAGATACATCAAGCCAAATAACTCCAGGTTCTCCGTTGCGAGCAATGCCATCAACAATTGGAGATAAATCAGTGCCAACCGTTGCTTCTACAGAGTTGTTTGACATCCATGCCCAGCCTGGATTTGCTGGGTCATAAGAGTTACGCTCTGGATAAACTTCAGCGTTTTTTAGATTTAGAAAATCAGAATCGTCAACACGACCAATAAGAAGTTCAGCGCTACGACGAACATTCCCACTAACAACACATACGCCAATAAGATTGCCAATATCAGCAATGTCCTTACGAGTGAGTTTTTCATCAGCACGTCCTTTGAATAATTTATGGATGTGGGTATGAAGTTTTTCTAGCGGTTTATGTCCTGCTGCTGTTCCTCCGAATGTTTTGATTGGAGTTCCCTCAGGACGTATTTCCGAGTAATCAAATAATGGAGTCTTCGTATCTGGTCGGAGGTAAGCATTGAGGATGAGGACGAGTGATTCGACCCAGCCTTCTCTGGTGTCTGGAATGACATATGTTTCCTCTCCCTTAGGTTCATAAATTATAAAGTCTTTGTCAGCGCCCTTATCATCAAATCCAACGCCAACACCAAGCATTGATGCTTCCATCAAGAAAGCAAAAGGTTTTGCTGGATTTAGTTTTGTCATTTCTGTTGTAGAAACAAAAGCACAATTTTGTAGAGCGGCTGAGTTTCTTTGGATGTTTACGATTGGAGTTCCCATAATCCAAAGACCGCGTCCTGGCGGAGTCCACTTCAAATTGAAGAGGCGGTCAAATGCTTCTTTTGCTGATGCTGCTGCACGAGTATCAGACCAAGGAAGACGCTGTGCTTTAGCGTGGTCCTTTTGAATTGAATACATTCCATTGATAACGCGCTCGCAGACATTAACCCAAGTTTCTTTTGTGCCATCTTCTTTTAGACGAGAGTAAGTTCGTAAGAAAGTAATTTCGCCAACCGAGTTACCAGCAGCGTCTCGGTATCCGAAGGGTGCTTGCTTTGACTTATAGCCTTCTACAAAATCCTCTGACAACCTAAAAGAAAAAGCAATAGACACGATAATCTCCTCTTTGCGTAAATACGAATTCAATACTCGTCTATGGTGAACACCCTAGACGTAAATTTTACAAGTTTTTAGAACAGCGAAGGGTGTTTGAAATTGGACGATTCTTTACTATGTAAATCTAAAACAATTGATTTAGCAAGTTCTAAACCAGAAATAAAATTAGGAGAGTCGTAATCTCTGCGAGCATCACTAATCTTCCGTTCTATAACTTCAGCAATTTTCCAACGTAGTTCAGATTCTATCTGAACCTTATGCTGTTCATAAGTGCTCCAAGTTATTGAGTTGCTTTCAGTCATCTAAAAACACCCCTTCTGTCGCTATTAGTTCTTCCAGTAGTCTAATGGGGATTCCACATTGTTTTGCAACCTCAACCTCTAGTTGAGCCCCAGACGAACTCTGCCATCCAGGAAGAAGTGCTACAACATCTGCTCTGAGAAGTTCTTCTAAATCCTTGCGCATATAAATTTCTTTTGGTAAATCCGTTACTCCTTCAAAAGCCTCTGACGGGTCAAATACTCGTTGACCAAAAGCCCTAAGTGTTTCGGCTGCCGCCTTAAATGCTGGGTAATTGTATTCAGGCAGCCCCGTCATCGGACCTGATAAATAAATCATTCATCCTCTTCCGCTTTTTTTGCTGCCCACTTTGCTCTGAGTTTGGCAGATTCTTCTTCGCAATTGTGGACTTCAACAAGAAAATCTTCTGAGTCACATTCGCCGCAATGAATTCTTTCAATTCTTCCAGGGTCTTCTAAATCTAGTGCTAGAAAAAGATTACCTTCAATTTCAACATTATCATCAAGTTTTAGTTCATCTACTAACGACATCCACTTGCGAATATCTTTTAGATATAACGGTTTACCGTCTTCTGCTTTACAAAAAATAAATATGGTTGCTGACTTTGTTACGTTATTAGATTTCTTCATAAGGGTCTTCTCCAGAGGGTGTGTATCCAATAGGGAAACTACCCGCCCAGAGAGCCAGACAGTCAGTAGCGTGGAAGAAATATACCTCCCCCGCCCATGCCAAAACAAGCACTCCTTTGCCGTTTAGATTTGCCCTTGTGTGAGTCGGACAACCAGACCATGAACATTTTGCTGTTGTTAGGCGCTGACTCATTGTAGAAGTTTAACAGAGGGAGTAGACTTGGAAGATGACAACACGCACTGACGTTTTGATAGCAACCCCTGGACACTCGGCAAAAATGGAGTATGTCAAAAGCCTTGTAAAGACTTGTGCCGCTTTAGATGAAAAAGGGATTTCCTACAAATTCATCTCTCGCTACTCCTCTTTTGTGCCAACCGCTAGAGAACTGACAACTTTGGATATGAGCCAGCACCATTACGGAACAGACGCCAAAGTAGGTGGCGGAGTGGAGTATAAAAAGATTTTTTGGATTGATTCAGATATTGAGTGGGAGCCAGAAGACTTCCTGAAGTTATATGAGTCAGAACTAGAAATTGTTTCTGGTTTATACGTTCTGGACCAGATTGGAACAGTTGCGGTCAACTATCCAAATGAGCAAGGGGTTCCAACCAGAGTCAACAAACTTGAGTTCTTTTTACATGATTTGCCTGTTGAAGTTGGTGGAGTAGGGTTCGGGTTCTTGGCTGTGAAGTCGGGAGTCTTTGAGAAAATGGAAAGACCTTGGTTCTTGATAAATCGTGTCCAATGGAGTGCCCTAAACCCTGACTTGAGGGTTAATGTTGGGGAAGATTACTCTTGGTGCGCTAATGCGTCAAGGGCTGGATTCAAAATTTTTGTAGACCCTCTTGTCAAGGTGAAGCACCATAAAGAGACAGTTTTTGAAGCCTAAGCAGTAGTGGCAGTACTTCTCCTATATAAATATAGGAGGAAGTACTACTGCCAACTTACCTGCTTTTTGTGTTGATATTTGACAAAAACTATTGTAGTGTTAGGCCATTTTTTGGCATTTTTATGGTTGTGTATCATAGGTTGAAATTGTGTCAAATATGAAAAATTACGGTCTTGAAAAAGTAAATGTAGTATTGAAATTTTCTGTCCGTACCACTATTATTGAATTACTTAATTACTTAAAAGTTAACTATAAGTATAGCCGGAAGGGATGTAAACGCTTAACGCGTAAGGGAAAAATAGTCTACTTTTATGTAATTCAATAATAGTGTAATTCAAAATAGTGTTGTAAGTTTTTTTGTGTTAGACTCTAGATATTGAAATTCAGATTAGACATTTTATAAAAAGGGGAGTAAGTTAAATGATAGCAATGAAAGGACAAAAATGACGAACGATGAAAGATTGAAATTAGTTTCATCAAACGATGAAGCAAATTTAGATGGACGATTTTTTACAAGTCCTGAAGTTATTGAAGAGCCAAAAGAAATCAAAACGGAAGAAGACTTGAAAGGGGCTTTGACTCAAGAGATTGCTTTTGCTTTATTGAAGTGGTGGTTTCCAAATCGTTTACCAGTTGGAGATGACTACGAAAGATGGGTTGAGATTTCCCTGAAAGATGCAACTGCTGTAACTGAACATCTAATTACTTTAGGAATTATTAAGGCAGAGCCAAATGACGACATCTAATCCAAAAGAACAGTCCTTAGAAGTTCTTGCTTCCATGGGTATTTCCTTTGAAGAAGCAAAGCAAGTCTCAGAGGCACTAAAATCAACTCGTCTCAAAGATGACCGAGTCTGTGTCTGTGGACACAAGATGAGTAATCATAGAGTTTCAAGTAATGGACTTATCTCCTGCGTTCCCTCAAGACATCAATGTCCTTGTAAAAGAGCAAAGCCAGTACTGCGTTGTGACAACCTAAGACCATTCATGAGAGCAACTAAAGGTCATGGGTTGCAACATGCTTTAGTTCTTGGTCTCACTAAAGCGGTTGAGATTGGGGCAACGGTTGAGTGGTTGGAGACGCCAACTAAGTGCGAGCGTTGCGAAAAAGAGGCTAAAGTACGACCAGTCTGCCTAACTAAGAGTGGATTCAAAAGTAGCGAAAATTACGGCTACGACTACCTACTATGCGATACTTGTTTTTCGGAGGTATAGAATGAACAGAAAAGATTTTGATTCAGAACTCAACAG